AGGGGTTATTATGGTTGCATCTCTTCGTGGCTATGCCATTCACACGCTAACTGAATTACGTTTGCGTTCGTCCCGTTCGTGTAAGTGTGAAGTTCATTCCTGATCGCCAATACTTACCCTCAATAAGTTCGTGGTGAAGATCCCCAATCGTTATGAGTGCCCGAGTCGACGCATCCATCCGTGGGGTCTGGTAGGTATCATCCCCGGTCTTGAGCAGTATCCCCTTGAAATATTTTTCAGCGTTTGGGTCAAATTCCATGTTACACCTTAAAGACATGGCGACGACGCGAACGCCGCCACCATGCTTAATGTTTTACAGACCCGTCGGTACTTCGTCCCATGTCAGGGCGATATCGACATCAACACCGGCCGCTGCCTGCGCACCAATCACACACACAGTCCCGGGTGCAAAACCAAGCGCACCCTTGAGGTCACCGGACATGTTTTCAGACCCTTCAGTATCAAGGGCAATCGCATTTTGAAACAACGGCCAACAAACTGACGGAGCCGTGATAATCGTTGCAATCGAATAAGCATGACATGAGCCTGTCGTGAGCCCAGTCGATCCGGTCAACAGTGATCTTCCTGTCAAGGTCGCTGCCGTTGTGGTGGTCGGGGTAATCAACTGCGGACTTACAGCCATCACCATCCCGGTCATAGCCGCCGAGACAATATGCACCTGTATACTCCACAGTTTCGGGATCATGTTGACACCACTACCAAGCGGGTTGTAAATAATCATCCCGATTGCCGCCGTTGCGGTGTAAAGCGCGACATCCTGAATTTGGCTGTACGCAAAATAGTGAGTTCCGGCCTGGGTTTTGTCCTGATAGCCATCCTCGGCAATCAAGGCGCCTAAGTGGTTCGCCCTTAGTGGATTTGTCCCAGTCGATGCCGGGGTATTTCTTCCAATTTTTCCAAACATAACGTCCTCCTTCTGATTCTAAGTTTATAATAGTTCCGCTCGTTTGATGGCTCGCGCCCTTCGTAAATCTAACAACCAGCCGTCCGCAAATCTGATGAACTCATCTCCGGTATCAATCGCGTGAAAGGTCGAACCAGTTGGGTATTTTGCCGAGTCTGTTAATTCATCCAGGTCTGCCAGGACTCCATCAAAAACCTTAATTGTGGCAATTCGTTCAAGTGCCATAATATCACCTCACCGCCGTTACATAAGCACCATCGCTCATGGGAACATAGAAAAGGGAGTGTTTGTGCGTGCCTGTTACCTGTGAAGCAACTGTGGTCAAATGGCCGATTGTGCCTGTTCCACCCTCGTAGCCGACAACGGCAGGGGTATTGCTCATCAAGTCGGTATAACCGGGACCGCCTGTCACCAGGTGGTTGCTATCACCAACGGCACCGCCTACCCACGTACATCTTCCGCCAACTGCCAAGCCAGCGATTGACAAACTCACCAGTCCCAGCTTGAACGATGTAACGGAAAGAGCCGTACAGGAATAGGTGTATTGAAACAGCGTTGCTTTGTCGGCATCGACCGTGACAACAGTTTCAAAAAACAGCTGGAGAAGTTTAACCCGGCCATAAATGTTGAAGTCTTCGATCTGGGTTTCTGCCAGATATGTTCCATTTGCCAGAACGCCAGAGTCAACACGGATACCCTCATGGATATCGCCAATTCTTGCTAAAGTTGAAGGGTTGTAGTTCATTTCATCCTCCTTGGATGTGGACTGTCATCTTTCCAGGCAGCCCGGTTAGTGCTTCTTTTTGATTGTCGGTTTAGCCTCTTCTACCTTCGCCGGTTCCTTTTCTACTTCCACAATCTTCTCGACGATCTTTTCAACTACCACTTCTTTGATAATCGGTTCCGGTTCCGGCAAGGCCGCAAGTGCCTTTTTAATCTCCGCTTTCACAATGTTTCTTACGATCTCAATGTCTTCTCTCAGCATTTTCTACTCCTTTAAGGGTGAGGCCGAAACCCCACCCCGGTTAGAGATTAGTCATATATCGCGGTCGGCATCGGAGTTCCACTGAACCTCGGTTCACTCAGAACAACGAAGCAGGCCATAAGGGTCGCTGTGGCTGGAGTTGCAAGATGCACGGCAATACAATCATTGCCATCCGTCAGCATCCCACCGTTAACCGGGATGCAATACATCTTACTTGTGTCAGTCGTAGCGATTGCAAACAAGTCCACCCCTGCGGTAAGTATCGTCGGGATCATGGCATCCTCATTGTAGAGAGTACCGTCAACAACCGCCGTTTTGCCATTGGAGAAGGTAAGAGCTTCGTTATCGACGAACACATCCGCATCCCACTTATTGAGAACCAGAACACCACCGCGATCCTCATAGATTGTCGCGGCTGCGCCACCCGCACCAGCTACCGTTCCACCAGAGGCCGCAGCAACGCTTGAAGATGCCCCGTCATATTTGAGCATCATTCCTGATTCATAGTACCGGGTAAAGGGCAATAAAGTCGCACAGGAGCTTACACTCACGCCCTGATAAAGAGCGACGTTAAAGGCTTGGCCTATGGCCGCACCCGTCATGAGATAAATCTCGGCCTGGTTATAATTCTTGAGCGAAATAATATCGCTCACAGCGGTCGTGGTTTTATCAACCGGCGCCCAGCCGGAAACAACTGCATATTTATTATTCAGTCCTATCATTTTACTTTCCTCCTAATATCTACCGGAATAACCCGGTGATTGGTTAATTATGCTCTGGCCGAGGTCACTATAAAATGTCCTTGGGCTTCTGAACCTTTGGCCGGAATCAAAGAACTCGCACGCCAGGGCTGTCCATCCATTCTGAGGACGAAACGCAGGCATTGTTCGTCATAGATAAATCTGACGTGTATGCTTACATCCGTTTTCATGCCGCCTTTTTCTGCCACAATATACCCGTCCTTGAAGTTGCCAAGGATGATATCGCCAGCATCGCCCAGTGGCTGTGCCTGCTCAATCGCGTATGCCGGGAGTCCCATGATACGAGCATAAGGGGCATCGCTCAAACCGCCAGGAGGCATATAAACCGGGATTCCGCCAGTTCCAACTGCGAGAGACATGGTGTAGAGTTGGGGTTCTATGTTCTGGTTGTAATACCAGGCATAGTTTCCGGTCTGGGAAGCAAACCTTCGCGCGTACATCTTTATAATGTTTTCCGCGAGAATCGTATCTTTCAACTGCCCACTTTCCTTGGCTACCGAAACGAGACTACCACTTGCGAGAACACCAAGGGCCTCTGCGACTCCATCCCCGTTGATGATATCGTCCTGTACCTGAAAATCAAAGGCTGACTTAAAGGCCGAAGAAACTCGGGATTCCATTGCCACGGCATCCATAATCAGTTCATCGGTCAGGTAGGCCATTCCAATGAGTTTCTTCAGGGTTAATTCAACCCTGCGGAATTTCGGCTTACTTGCTGTCTTTTCTCCAGCCTCATCAGCATGGTAAACAATGACACCGCCAGCGGTACTTGCAACCCTAGACGTTTCATCAAAACCGTTCAGGACGATTCCGTTGGCGTTGGCGCTAATGGGGATCGTTTCGCACTTGCTTGCGATCAGGCCATTCTCAAACAGGTCTTGAAATAGGGTGTTCGAGAAATCGGTCTGAACCATAAACCCGCCATCGGAGGGGACCGTTTCACTCATTCCAGCGGCTGCGCGTATATTAAGCAGTCGAGGGTCTGTTCGTCCGCCGGGACTACCGGCATTGATAACCGCCGCGAGTTGCTCACCGAAAGAACTAAAGCTGTCTTTGGCGCGGGTATCGACCACTTCAATCTTCGCGTTGTCGGGGACCGTCAGGCTACCTTCCGGTTTTTCGAGATCCCTTGAGATGCGCTCCTGCCTTTCCATCGAGGCAACAATCTTCCGAATGTCCTCAACGGTATCCAGCAGTTCGTTTTTCAGGGCAAGTTCCGCCTCTGCAATCTCGCGGCTCTCTGCCACACACTTCGTATCAATATCACCAACCTTTTTCATAAGGTTTTTGATATCTTCTCTATACTGAGTCAATGTCTTCATTTAAAGTTCCTCCTAAATTTGTGATGGAGCCGCAATCTCGGCTCTCGTTAATAGGTCTGACACCTTGTCTTCTTTTGGCATCTCAGCATCACGCAGAGGAACAGTCTGGGCATCACGCACAGCCTGATCAACTTCGTCTTGATCCTGGGCATCACGCACAGGGTCTTCGACTAAGCCTTTAGCCAATATTTCCTTCGCTTGCTTTCGGGAACACCCGGCATCACGCAGGGCAGTCTCTAAGTCTCGCGGATTCAATTCTGTTTCACATTCTCCGTTTAAACATTCTGGTACATTTGCGAATACTGATAAATCGAATATTGTTGCCTTGGCCTCTTCGCCTTTTTCAATCCGGTCAATCATTCCAATTTCAAGGGCTTCTTCCGCAGTAAGCCATGTCTCGGCAGCCATAAGATCCTTAATTTCTTTCTCATCCTTGCCGGTTTTATTCACGTATGTTTTTGCAAGCACACCGTCGATTTTATCCAGGAGGTCAGCTTCTTCCCTAAAATCAGACGCGCTACCGATTGAGACTGACCACGCCTCATGAAACATAAAGAAAGCATTTTCGGCCATTACAACCTCATCACCGGCCAAGGCAATGATCGAAGAGATTGAAGCAGCCAGCCCATCAATGTGAACTATCACTTTTGCCGGGTGGCTCTTGATCGCGTTTGCTATAGCGGTCCCATCGAAGACATTACCGCCGGGTGAATTGATGCGAACGTGAATAGTTCCGGCCTTGATTCCATTCAGATCTTTAGCAAATTGACCGGCTTCAATACCAAACCAGCCGATTTCGTCATAAATATAGACTGTTGGCCCGTCATCTATTTTGGCATTTTTTGCACCCGGTCCCGGACGTTCCGCCCTTCGCATATCCCCACCACATTCAGGACACTTGATATCCTGGCAATGCTCTTCTGATTGCATTTCGTAACCACATTCAATGCACTCACAATTATATTCTTCATTCTTTATTTTATAGCTCCCAGAGTTCCTTCTCACTTTGAACGGGCTACGTTTGATTCTCATTTTCTTCAACCTCCTCTGTTTTTTCAGGGGTTACCACCGGGACTATGCCCTTGCTTGTGGCTTTATCCATAAATTCGTCTATCTTGCTCAATGGGACCATGTTATTAACCGGAACAAAGAGTTCGTCGGCGTATTCGTTGTCGCTGGGATCCCAGTCTTCTTTTTCGCGGATATCGTTCGGGCTCATTGCCCCTATTCCAAACATCTTCGCATAATACTCGGCACGGTCTTTTGAGTTGCCACGCATCAGACCATCGACGTTATGTCTAGTATAGATCCCCTGCTTGAATTGCTCCTGCTCAGTGAGGAGTTGCATGTTATAATGCTGCTCAAATCGTATAAGCCAGGGCAGGATTGAGTCTGTCACGAATGATATCTGCTCTGATTCGATATTTGAGAAGGATGACTTCGTGAGGTCTTTCAACTTGTGCGGGGGAAGATTAAACCACCTTGCAACTTCGGGGATCTGAAACTGCCGACTCTCCAGGAACTGTGAATCGTTCGGCGGAATGCCGACATTTTCTATTTTCATGCCGTCCTGTAGCAACATCAGACGGTGAGATTTGCCAAGGCCGCTGTATGCTTCCGTGAGGGAGGTTTTGAGGTTAGCTTTCCCATCGGGATCGAGTTTCCCTGGATGGGATACAATCACGCCCGGATGTGTGCCTTGCCCGAAATAATTGCTCCCGAATGTCTCCATCGCCATAGTAAGGCCGAGGGACTTACGCGCCATTTGAACAATAGAGTAACCCATAAAACCGTCGTTTCCGAGGGCTGGAATATGAAGTATTTTCGATCTCGGTAGTGTTTTCTCCTCACTCCCAACCCTGATATTGTATATAAGCTCCCCGTTCCTAAATTCAGGCCGGACACGGTTCGGACCTATCGGCCACAGCTCAACAACCTCACCCATACCGTTCCGAACGATCTCGGCATAACAATTCCCCCACGTAAGGACGTGCGCCATCATTACCTCACGGCCTACCTGTGCGGTCATGTAGGGGTTAAATCTATCGTGAAGTACCCTGAAGAGGGGCTTTTCACTGACGAATACGGTCTTTCTCTTGCTTTTTCTGAGTAAATGGAGGGGAAGCGTGGACACTGTGCCAGAATAGAGCGTCACAGCATTCCAAAACGGTGCGCAGGTGAGCGCGGTTTCTTCAGTGACAACCTCGCCAGATAGGGATTGAGAGCCGATCATATTCCACAGTGAACGGTCCCAAGCCTTCGGGTCCGTAACTGATAGGTTTCTGATATTCAGACGGTCAAGAATCCCCATTTATTTCCCTCGGTCCAGCCATCCAAGCCCCAAAAGCATCAATAGGGCACCACAAACAGCAAAGGCGGTCCACGGAATGAAATGGTATAACCCATAGCCAAGCATTCCAAGGCCGCCCAAAACGAAGACATCCCTGCTATTAAAAGCCTTCCACGCGCTCTTGAATAGGGACTTGATAAAGTTGCCTATTTTTCTAATGATTCTCACCGCATAGCCTTCACCTACTGGTATATGGTTAGCGTACGGCGGAAGTGTCGCATATAAAATGGGGGTTGTCAAGGGTTAATTTATGCGTTGGCCAGCCGCATCCCTGGAGTGGGTTATCCCAGCGCCTTATGGCAATCCACACACACCAGAACC